ATCTTATTCCCATCATCTGTAGAAACTTCTTCGTTTTGATATAAATTAAACCCATTTAGTTTTGAAAATTTAATTAATTTAATATTAGATTTATTTATAAAAGCAAATATTAATTTTTCTTGAATTGTAAATAAATAAAAACTATCTCTTGCTAAATTTTGCTTTACTTCTTTATTCCATCTATGCACATCACAATGAACAGCTATGAAATCATCAACATACTCAAAATAAACCGTATAGTCTTTTTTGACTAATACTGGATGTTTCATTAAGCAGTACGTTGCCACATATAAACTACGACATACGGTTGGAGGTTTGCATTAGTTCCACTTACACCAGTAGTGCTATTAGCTACTGAAATGCCAGTTGTTGCAGCCCCAGTTGATGAAGTTGCTTCCGTTGTTCTCCATTCTCCGCCATTTTCAATGGGACCAGGGGCACCAAAAAAAGATGATAATGAATAACTATGCGAATGGCTAGGGTCTGATACTGAAGCCGTATGGCTATGGCTTACTACTACAGCATCAGCACTACCACCAGTTGCACCAGCAGTAAATGCACCGCCAACACCAACTAATACACGACCAGCACCAAATGCTACCCATGTACCAAAACCAAGAGAAGTAGCTGGATTAGTTAGACTAGTAGAAGTAAAGATTGTTCCTACAGGATACATTAAAGCTAAAGCAGCTACAACAAAGCCAGTTGTTGCTATTTGAGTGGTGTTAGTACCTGCACTTGCTGTCGGAGCAATAGGTGTACCTGTAAAAGTAGGAGAAGTAGTATCTGCTTTACTAGTTATAGCAGTTGCAATAGCATTATACTCATCATCAATCTCAGCACCTTTAATAATCTTACTAGGATTACCTGTAAGCAAGGCATCCTTTGTAAAGAAGTTTGTTGCTTTTACATAGTTTGACATTATACCATCTTCCCTGTTTTCAAATAGATTGTTAATTGTTGTAAGCTGACAGGAGCACCTTCAATTGGAACTTCCACACCAAATTGTAATATTTTACCTGACCCACCTAAGTGCATAACAATATCATTAATAGCAATACCAGTAGAGAATTCCCCTACGTTGTATTCTGCTATATTATACTCAGCACTACCACCAATAAAATCTTTTGTAAATGTTCTGCTAGTATAGGTAGTTTTATAATCAAACCCATATTTAAATACAACATCTTGTGTACCAGCAGCAATTACAATTACACTAGCTTTCTTTAAAAACTTAAGACTAAAAGGTTCACCAGCATCTATGTTAGAAGTGTAGTATTCTAAACGATATGAGGAACCATTATCAGAGTAACCATAGTACTTACCAATACCACCTGCCATACCTAGATATAAGTTTCTATCTCTAGTCTTACAAAGAGCTTTAGGTAAGAAACTTTCCCATGTTGTTACACGAGCAGCACCATTTTCTAATGTCTGACGTAAGTCAAAGTAAAATGCTTGTTTTAAATTAGGCAATACTAATAGATAAAAAGCATCTCTCTCAAAATAAATACTTTTAACTTCTGTTAATACTTCTCCTGAAATGTACTGAACTAAGTCATCACGAACATTAGCAGACAAGTCACGCATTGGCATACTCTTATCTTGTATTACTCGATTAAAACTACGTACACCACTATTACTTAAGAATATTAAATCTGTACCTGTTTGTTGTATGGTGTCACGAGCAATACACCCAACACCTGTAACTACATCAGCAAGAGTTAAATTAGTAGGGTCATCAGGTGAATCGTATATTACAATGTTATTACGGCAGAATATAATAAGATAATTATTATGTGAGGATATACCAACAATTTGGTCACTACTGCCAACAACAGATTCAATATCAATTAAACCTGAACCTACTCCTGTAAATGCTGCACCATCTAGTAATTTACTATAGTAAACTGTTGTCTTAGCACCTGTTACACCTGCCACCCAATGACGACCAAAGGCTGTATGAGAACAGTCAGGGTCAAAGGTAGATACACCTGTAGGTTTAGTACCATAATCACCTACTCGTTGCCAAATGTAAGTATCAGTATGGTTTTTCTTACGATAGACAAGGAGTGGATTACTTGTTTGAGCAGCAAATCCATACATCGTATTACCATAACCAGCACCTTCTGCTAGTTGTGAGAATTGCCACCTATTACCAGTAAAAGTAATAGTAAGATTAGTTGTTTGGTCTGCTTGTTTAACTGGAAGTTCTGTAAGGGTAGTAGAACCACTATACATCTTACCACCACCACAAGAAAGAATAGTGGCTGTTAAGTCTATATCAATAAACTCAAACAAAGATTCTAAGTAATCAGTATCACTTAAAGAACCATTATTTGTAGTAACTGGTGTCCAACCCCTGCGGCTACCTAAACGACCAAACTTGTCAATGATACAGTTAATGGCTTTTGTGGCATACCCACTCTCTAATGTCACACCACTCTCTTGAGTATTTAACCCAAGAAAGCCAAGTGCGGCATTGCTAAGAGCTTTTAAAGCCCCTGCCATTAATAGGCTCTCCAAATAGTTTCATCTTGTCTAATAGAAGCTTCAATAGCAATTAAATCGGCAGCAAGTGAACGATAGCGTTGTTCTTGTTCAGCATAACCACCATCATCGCCACGCTCACTAATTGCACGAGCTAAAGCACCTTCTACAAGAAGATTGGCTGGAATTTGTATTTGTGTGGAATCTGCTACTAACTCTTGTTGAGGAAGTATTACATTAATACGAATATTATATACACCATCAGGTATTGGATATAAATCTATTTGAGTATCCCCATTAGAATTTACACCATTGAAGTTGTAATAGATAGGTGCGCTGTGCTGAACACTTGACATTAAAAACTGTTCATCAAACCAACGGCTACTGCGCTCTTCCATGAATACATCTTCTGTATCATTTACAACATCTAATACACGAAAACGAGTGCCTGAATCAACTAACACATAGTTAAACAAAGAATCAGTTGTAGTGGCAGTTAGTGTTGTGCGTAGAGCAGACCAATTCCAAGAGTTTTCAATCTCTACTTTTACAACATTCACTAAATCCCCAATAAGCTTGGAGTATGGAGTTTCATTGACAGTGGTGACCTCGTTCTCACGAAGTCGTCTTAAAACTCGATTTACACATTCTAAGTATGTCAATTTATATTCCTTTTAATTATAATACAATTATATCACAATAGATACAATTTGTCAACCTATTTCTTACCACTTGACTTTGTCAGCCCAATATGCAGCAGACATTTTACCCTTAGCAATGTTATCTGCATGACGAGCCTTGAAGGATTTTTGTCTAGCTTTGTCAGCAGCAGTAGTGGGGTTAGCACCAGCACCACTAACACCTTGTTGACCAAAGCGAATTAGTTTCTCTTTATCTCCTTCTTTCGCTAATACAGCATGAGATTTAGTGGGATGACCTGGAGTACGTTTAGGTTTATTGTACCCAGCAAAAGTTTCTTGTCCTTTTTTGATTGGCATACTATTTCCTTAAAGTAAGATACATACGCTCACCGATAACAAAGCTCATACAAGCTCCACTTAAATCTAACATAATTAAAGTTATGGCTTCAGGAACAGTAGGAGTAAATACTGCACTTACTGTCGCTAACCAAATAATGATAATTGCAATATACCTAAAACTAGACCTTAGGTTGTTTACCCACAAAGAAGGTTCACCTGATGGTTTATCTATCTCTGCTAGTGCTTGTAAACGAGCGGTTTCTGCTTGCATAAGTTGTATGCGTTCAGCTACATTGACAGGATTACCACCAGCCCCTTTTGTAAACTTAGCAAAGATACCACGAACACCATCTGTTAAAGCTGGTAGTAGAGCTGGAAATAAGACAGACCACATTATACAATCCCCTTTACATATTTACCTTTACCTTTGAGAGTGAGGATATTCCCACGCATACGAGGGTCAAAGGATATATGAACCCAAGTCTTCTCATAGATTAGTTGGTCAAACTTAAGATTACTTTTACTTAAAATATTAGATATAGTAAGTGGAGTATGACCATAGGCTGTGAAGTCTACAGCATACCCATAAGTGTGTGATGAGTTGCTAGTGCCACCTACTTGACGATTAACATCAGTACTGCGGTAGCCACTATTAATAGTGATGGCTACATTGCCTAGTATCTCTCTCACCTTCTCCATATAGAAAGCAGTTGTGCGTAATACCTCTATTACTTCTTTAGATGGTGTGTTATCTATTTTAGTATTAGTTGTAGTAAGTTCAGCAAGAGAGAAGTGAGGTGTCAGTTGCATTTAGTGTCCTACAATATACCTAGAGATATAAGATATAACTGCTCCTACTAGAGAAGCTATCATCATGCCAGCCCAAAAGCCACCACGACCTTTGTTAGCTAAGGCAAGCAGTTCCTCAAGTGCACTTTCCATCTTGTCAATCTTTTTCTCAAGGGAATCAACCTTTGAGATTAGTTTGCCATATTCAACTGGGTCTATATTTATCATTAGTATTTCTTTCTTCTTAAAGTAACGT